AATGAGAGATTTAACATTGTACTAGCTTCTCGTCAGATGGGTAAAACAGTTACAGCATCTATCTTCAATGCTTGGTATCTAACATTTAATATGGACAAGAACACTCTGTTACTTGCAAATAAATCTGACTCAACAAAAGAAATTATTGATAAAGCTAAAACAGTTATTGAAAATCTTCCATTCTTCATGAAGCCTGGTATTATCAAATACGATGTCATGAATGTAAGATGTGATAATGGTTGTCGATTAATAGGACAATCAACCACAGCAAAATCTGGTATTGGTTTTACAATTCACAACTTATACTTGGACGAGTTTGCTCACGTCCATTCATCAATTGCAGATTCTTTCTATGAGAACGTATATCCTACACTATCCTCGTCGAAAGTCTCAAGAATCACAATTACATCAACACCAAATGGCTTTAACAAATTCTACCAAATATACGCAGCAGCAGATCGTGGCGATAATGAATATCATCCTATGCGTATCGACTGGTGGCAACATCCTGACCGAGACGAAGAGTGGTACGAAAGAGAACTTAAAAACTTAGGTTCAATTGAGGCATTCAATAAACAGTATGGAAATGAATTCGTTTCTAGTTCAAATCTACTTCTAGACCCAGTAGATATGAAAAAGATGAGAAAACGCATGAAGCCTTATGTCTATCATGACTTCGATGAGTTCGACTATATCTCTATTGATACTAAAGGTTTCTTAGAGTGGGATCCAGACTTTGATATTGATACATGTAAAGATGCTGAGAACTTCTGGCTATTCTCAGTGGATATTGCAGAAGGTAATGGTGGTGACGCATCAGTAATTAATGTCTTCCAAGTTAGTCCAATGAATAAGGAAGAAATAAAGAATGTTGTTAATCCTGGTGCGATGTATGATTTCTTCAAGTTCGACCAAGTCTGTAGATTCAGATCAAATGAGCACGTAATTGAAGATTTCGCAAAAGTACTATATACATTATCAGTCGACATATTCTACTCGGAGAACGTAAAGATGATTGTTGAATATAATACTTATGGTACTGTATTGTTTAATTATCTAAGACAGATTTTTCCACAAAGAAATGACTTTGATGATGAAATGATAGTTAAATTTAAGCATAGACATGACGGTAGATCTTTAAAACCAGGTATAAAACTAAAATCTGACAATAAAGCTATCTTCTGCCAGAACTTTGCGAAACTTTACAAGATAAATAGATTAGATTTAACAGATGAAGTTACAGTGACTGAGGCATCCTTGTTTGGAACCCTTCCAAACGGTAGTTATGGCGCTCAAATGGGTAATGACGACGTAATTATGACTTGTATTACTGCAACCGAATTTTTTAACACGACAGACTATGCAGATTTTGTGGAAGAGCTCTTAGATTTCATAGAACCAGAACTCCATGATGAGATGGAAGCAGTCCTATTCAAGGACAATGACCAGGCTGGAGATTTACAATATGATATTTATGACCTTTTGAAATAAATTTGCAGAAAGACAAGGATATATAATAAAAGAATTAAAAAATAATAACGAACAACTATGGCATTAAGTCCTCAATTATTACAGTTCAAAAGCTCAGGCGTATATCGTCTAGAGTTTGACAAGTCACAAACCGTTAACATTCCTGCGGAAACTATCAGACTGGTTGTAGGTAGATCTAATAAAGGTCCTTACAATACTCCAGTTCTTATAGAAGATGTAGAGCAATTTAAGCAAGTATTCGGTGGAATTGACAAGTCCTTAGAAAAGAAAAATATGTTCTTCCACAGATCAGCTATTGAAGCTCTATCAAGAGGTCCAATTTTAGCTATGAACATGACTACTGCATCTAACGATGACAAAGTGAGTATTTTCTCACCAGCAACTAACTCTGCAGTACAAGGTTTATCAGCTAATTCACTTCAAGCTTCTGCAATGACTTCTAAGAAGTATTCAGATGTTTTTGATACAGATAAATTCTGGGTACCTTCTGATGAGAAGTTATTAAGTGCTGCTGCAGAAGATCAAAATCATGCAATCTCATTTGTTAACATCAAGCAAGATCCAATTACAGTTATCATTAGACAAGCTGCAGATGTTAGAGGCTTTGAGTTAACAGCGAGAGAATGGTACGGTGAAGCTAACATTCCAGAAGGAGTTGACGCTGACGAGTACGTATCAGACTACTTAGTAGATGTATTTGTATTTAAAGGCAAATTTGACGCTGCTGAATTAAATAACGATCCTAACTACGGAGATTACTTCGATCAGGATGGTTTATTTAGAAATCAGTTTGCTCAATTCGCTGGATTAAGAGAAGTAACTCTTTTAGCACAATATGATGGTGTATCTTTAATACCAGAATTTATTGATGCTGAAGGTAATCAAATGTACATCGAGACTCTAATTAACATGGAGGCTAGAAGAACAGGTTTATTCTGTGCAGTACAAGAAGATGCACTTCCACAAATCGACCTAATCGGTAACGGTTTCGACATCTACAATGATTACGAAGTTTTATCACATAAAGTGAAGCAAGTTGCATCAGAAACTATCGCAGATTTAACAGCTCAAGGCGGTATTGTATCAGTTGACAATGATAACAATCAATTAGTTATCAACGGTACAAACGTATCTGCTGCGATTTTAAGCTCTGTTCACGGTATTACAACTTCTAAGTATTTAGAAGCTTTAACTGCTGGTGAATATGTTTCAATCACTGCGATTGACGATACAGGTGCAAACCAAGTAACAATTACAGCTTCAGGACAAATCTCAAAAGGATATGAAGCTTTTGCTGCTGGTACTGCTGCTCCATTCGTTAACGGTGGTCCTGTAACTATCACAAAGCTAGCAAACGGTAACTTAAAACTATCACACGGTCCTGATGCATATAACTCATTAATAGTAGGTAACTTCCTATTATCTGTAAATGCAGGTGAATATACACAAATCTCAGATATTACTGTAGACCCTAACGATAACACAGTAGAAATTTCTGCAGGTGGTGGTGTTGCATTCTCTGACCAATATGTTGGAGCTAACCAAACTGCATTAGCTGCATTCAGCGCAATCATCCAATCATCATTTGATGTATGGACATTACAACCTAACTCAAGAGCGGAAATGTTCCCAACATTAGCTGAAGGATGGTCATTTACTGCAAATGGCGCTGGTATCTTTACTTTCAATGCTGATGAGTCAGCAGCAGGTACTGTAGCTTGGAATTCAGATATTAAAGTAGGTATGTATGTACCTGGTGACGGTGGCAAACTTTCTAGAATTAAGAAGATTGTTAAGTCTGTCGTATCAGGAGTAACTTACTACAGATTTGAAACTCATAGAGTAGTTTCATCTAGACCAGGTTATGCACTTAAGAGATATGAAGAATCTGCAGGTGTATACAAAACTTTCCCACTAGAAGGTGCAACACAAGGAGACAAGCTAATCGCTGACTTACTTGCTGCAATTAAGCCGGGAACTGGTTTAGGAAACGCTTTAATTGACAAAGACAACATTACATTCAGATATGTTGTTGATACATTCGGTTCATTAGAGAACGGTGGATTACTTAACAAAGAAGAATTATCATTCTTATGTAAAGAAAGACAAAATGCTTCAGCAATTCTTAACGCACCAATGGTGAAAGAATTCAAAGCATCTACTAACCCATCATTCTTAAACACTGTAACAGGTGCATTTGACGTGAACACAGTAGCAACTGGAGGTAACTTAGAGTTAAACCCATCAGCTCTTTATACATTACCATCGATCAACGAAGGTGCTAACTACGCATTCTACTACGGTCCTGGTTTAAATGTAATCGAGAATGGTAGAACTAAAGTTATTCCACCAGCAGCTTACGTATCAAACAACTATATTGATAAATTTTTAGATGCATTACCATGGTCAATCATCGCAGGCCCAAGAAGAGGTGTTGTAGGTGGAACAGGTGTTCAGTCTCTAGAATTTGCATTTGACAAATTCGACAGAGATGTACTTGAGCCATTCGGTTACAACCCAATTGTATTTGAAAGAGGCGTTGGTTTAACGATCAAAGGTAATAAAACAGCACAACAAGGAATTCAATCAGCACTTTCTTCTGCTCACGTAAGAGAAGTATTAATTTACATCGAGGATGGTCTAGCTGAAATTCTTAAGAACTATCTGTTCGAGTTTAACAACGCTCAAACTAGATTAGAAATCAAAACTTTAGCTGATAACTTTATGGAATCAGTTAAGAAAGACGGTGGTGTATTCGACTTTAAGAATATCATGGACACTTCAAACAACACGGCTGAAGTAATCGACAACAACATGGGTATTCTTGATACATTCGTAGAACCAGTTAAAGGTCTTGAGATTCTAGTATCTAGGGTGACAGTACTAAACACAGGTGAGATCGCAACAGGTAACTTTGCATAAGAAAACAACGATATATAAATAAAATAAGAAAAATTAAGATATGGCTTTACCACATTATTCAGAGGACCAAACTAGCAAGAAAGGTAGAAATTTCGAGCCAGTACAAGGTAACCTATTCGAGGTAACTATTTTACCACCGGATGGTGTTGCAGGGCAAGAGTTCCTTTTACAACAAGTTAACACAGTAGCAGGTCTAGACGGATTAGCTCCAGGTGTAGAAGCAGTCACTCAGAAATACAAGTTTGCTGACAGATCATACGCAGGTATGGCTGGTCAAACTTCAGTAGATCTGACTATTAACTTCTCACTTAACCTAAACGACTCTAACCAGGCTTACATTTACAAAACATTAAGCCAATGGTACAGAG